GCTATTTCTTTTAAACATGTATGCCATCTAACAAAAGGTGCTAATGCTGGATTAGCAGCTGTTTGCATAAATGTCATAAGTCTTTGTGATCTTACTTCTTTCTGCATCAGTGAAGATGTGCCCCTTGCTTTTATCTCAAGATCACCTTTGATAATAGGAATATCTGCATTAAATTGCATGTTCCAATGAAACAAGTTTTCACCTAAGGGTTTTAATAAGTAATCATCTACATTCTTAATTACAGTTTTAATACTTAGTGCTGCAGCACCCATCAACATTGACATACCTGCCGCAGTTCTAGTAGTAGACTGCACACCTGTTGTACCATGTGAATATGATGGTATACCAGTTGCCTCATCTGCTAACTGTCTAAATCTATCAAACATCATCATATTTTCCTGTGTACTATTAGGAAACTTGATAGCATTTATAGATGTTCCTGGTTGTCCACTCTGTCTTCTAAATATCTTACCAGGAAAAATTTTCATATCTTGTCCAGGCACTAGTTGTGTTTCATCAACATCAAATACTAAATTACCTGACAATGCTAGATTATCAATAGCCATTCTTGCATGACCATTCATAATCTGTTGTGAGTCTTCCATATTTTCTGGAACACCAATACCAAAGAACTGATATGGATTTAATTCATATGGACATACCATAAATGGTAGTCTAGTAGGTTCGAATGGATTCTCTACCATTCTTAATACTTTACCACCACATATCCATGCATTGACACTAATTACACTCTTATCACTCTCTATACCACACTCTTCTGCCATCTCTTTTGATATGACACCCCAATACTCTAATACCTCAAATCTATTCTTATAAATAGTTTCTACAGTTTCTCTGTTGTATAAGGAAGATTCATAACCTCTAACCTGATAGTTTGGTCCTTCTTCTAGACACATATCAATAGCTTCCTCATTAAAATATGGCATCTTTCTTAGATCAGAAAACTGTTGTCTATTTAGTGAGTGTCTCTGTATTACATAATCACAATCATTTATATTAGTAGCATTTGGATCTGCATAAAAATCCCAACATGATACTGCCTCTACTTTTGGAACTGTTTTAATTTTTTTAACATGTACATTTATCATATTACCATTTGCATCTTCACCAGTATCAAATGCGTGATAAGTATGGTCAAAACTAAATGGACCTTTT